TTTACTCTCATGTGTTGGGCTTATGGTGCGCCTTATGCGTCGAACAAAGCCTTTGCTGGTATCGGCAGGGTCGGCAATGAAAGTAGGGCCGCGATATATTTTAGCTCAACCACCAATAAGCTCAATTTCTTCGTTGGAGGCTCAAACTATACTCAGTGGGAACGCACAAACGCGGACACAGTATGCACAGGATTTACCTCTTATGCTGGTACATTCGTATCCGCGTCGGTTGGCTATCTATATAAAAACGGAGTCTTGCTAACAACCAACACTGAAAATGGTTTATCGAACTTCAGCACTGGTTTGTATTATCGGTTGGCGTTAAACGGTATGAGGAGCAACGCATCTGTTGGACTTCAGTCCTCGTACTCAATGCTAGGAGCCATTCTAGTCAACGGAGGTTTAAAGGATGTAGAAATTTCTGAATTGCACGCAAACCCAGGACAGATTTTTATCCCAGCCTAGCCCCTATTATGAATAATACTTAAAGTAATGTCAAGAATCTTAAACGACTTCTACACTTTTAAGTACTCAGGGACTAGTACTCCTAATGCGTATTCCTTAATAGCAGATAGTGGTAGTGTACTTATTACAGGTACGGCTACTACTTTAGTGTATGGACGAGTCATTACAGCTGCTGCTGGGTCTATTGTAGTTACTGGAACTAGTGCTGGATTATCTTATGGTAGGGTTCTATCTGCTGCCAGTGGTAGTATAGTAGTTACAGGAACAGCAGCAGGATTAACTAAAACTAGAGTACTTACTGCAGAATCTGGTAGTATAGTAATTACTGGTACTGTTACTAGTCTTAAAAAGACTTCTAGTATTACTGCAGAGTCTGGTAGTATTACTATCACAGGAACTGCAGCAACATTAACTAGAACGTATAATCTAACAGCCAGTAGTGGTTCTGTATTAGTTACAGGTTCGGATGCAACTCTTACATATACATCAGTAGGTGCATATAATTTAGTAGCAGAGTCTGGATCAATTGTTGTTACAGGTACTTCAGCTACACTAACTCGTACATACAGTTTAACTGCAGAATCTGGAGCAGTTGTTATAACTGGAACTGCTGCTACCTTAGCTAGAGGATACGCTGTAACTGCTGAAGTAGGTTCAGTAGTTATAACTGGAACTGCAGCAACCCTTACGTACACTCCAGTAGCAGGGGCATATACATTAACTGCTGATCCAGGTTCAATTTTAATTACTGGTACCGCTGCAACGCTATCCTACGAGGGAGCAGTTACTCTCTCAATGATTTATGCAAAGTTACTAGAAATAGAAACACTGCTAGAGAATCAGGCTGGACCTATTGGGTCGGAGACTGATGTAATTCTCAAGACCAACTACGGTAGTCTTGGGCTTTACTTTGATGGTAGTAATTATCAAGTAGTATAAACGGAGGTATATCTATGACAACTGCAGAACTTAAGACTGGATGGAAACCTAAGAAAGAAAAATGAGTAACAACATTATACGTGGGTACTTCAACTTAGATACTCCTCAGTGGGAGGACTTAAGATTTCCTGCTGCATCTATTAATCCAACGGGTGTAACTGGTGCTGCAGGTAGAGATGCAGATTTTGGATGGTTAACATTTGCATACAACACTACACAAGTAGCAGCAGTACAGATACAGTTACCTCACTCATGGAAAGAAGGAAGTACATTACGTCCTCATGTACATTGGATGAAAACTACATCAGCTAGTGGTGGAGTGTACTGGCAATTAGAGTATCGTTGGGTAGGTATTGGAGATGTAATGGCAGGTAGTTGGACCACTATTGGATCTTCTACTCCTGCTACCTCTGATAGTGATACGCAATACAAGCATGCTATAACTGAACTAGGAAGTATTACCGCAGTAGGTAAAACTGTAAGTGATATGTTAGTAGCAAAATTATCTAGAGTACATGATAATGCTGCAGATACATATGGTGCAGCAGTAGCTCTACTAGAATTTGATATACACTATCACGTAGATTCATTTGGTTCTAATTACGAGTACTATAAATATAGGCCATAACTTATGATTATCAAGCCCCGAGTAGAGACCTCCGTAAGGGAGGTTTCTCTGCGTGTGTATCTCGATACTCAAGATTGTGATGGAGTTCTCAGAAAATCTGATGACTACGATGCCGTTGCATCAGTATTTATTTATGGAACCAAAGCGTACATATATTCTATACATGGTGGTGGATTTTATTTAGGCTTTCTTAAGAGTATTGAAGAACTTCGTAAGTATGGAGTCCTCACTGTAGAAGGGTATGTGATGGAACCACATGCTAGATTAGTTAAAAGGGAAGCTAAGAAAGCGGGTCTGGATGTCCTTATCACAGACCCAGAGTGTGCTTTTGATAGAGCTATGAGATGGGTCGTAGTGCGGACAACCCCCCACCACGATAATGCTTCTTCAGATGCCTGTAGTACCACTTCCAGCTAGGCTTTAGTAGTACTAGCGTCCTAGATCCCATTGCAACCCGTCCGTACAGTTCCTTTGGGAGCATACTAAAGATTAGTTTAGCTCCTTCCTCTTCCGTAAGAGTCTTCTTAACTGCTTCATAGGCCTGGTGCTTTGCTACAAATCGTAGTATCTTAGCTTGCTTATCGTTCATGATGCTTCCTCTAGGTCTACTATACCAACGTCTTTAGCAATTCCTTCTAGTACTTTAAATACAAATGACTTCTCTTTATAGAACTCAGGCGTACTAGACTCTAATCGTAGTACTACACCTTCTGTTGGATGTCGTGGATCAATTGGGTCTGGTCTATCAATTACTCCAGTAATATCTGATAAGAGTACCTTCTTAAAGGAATTTCCGTATCCACGATTATTAATCAGTTCTTTGGGTACCTCTGGTACGTGCTTAACTCCAAGTTCATTGCAGCGTTCCTTAACTTTATCCCAAGTTAAATCTACACTGACTCCTTCTTCAGTCTGGTAGCTGATACGGTACACGTAAATATCAAATGAACCATTAACACATCCGTACGTATATGTTACTGAGTCTCCGTACAGTTCCTTCAGATCTTTATCTTTTACGGAAACAGCAGCCATGATAGGAGAATTATAACCAGTATATCCTACTACCTCGTAGTAAATTGTTTCACCTTTATGTAGTGTACCTAAAAAGGGTTTAGATGCAGCTAGTCTAAAGTAATCAGAGTAGATTCCATCCTTGCCTGGAGTACCATCAGGCCGTAGCTGACCAAGGATAACATTACGAGTACCCACTAAGAACTCATAGTCAGTTTCCTTAACAGCTACTCCAATCTTCTTAAGAAGTTTCTCGTACCACTTTAACTCGCGGTCTACCAATACATATCCAACTCTCTGTGAAGTACCATGTACTTTATAAGTAAGATACCAAGGATACTTTTCAAGGTCTAAAGTATCAATCTCTTTACGTAGGTGCTCAGTCTCCACGTGCTTTTGAAAAGTCTTTAGTGATCCTGCGCGCAACTTCTTAGCAATATTAGTTGCACGAGTAGTTCTTTTAAGAGTTTCAGGATTGATGTACTTCTTACAGATTTCCTTTCCATGAATGGTGTCAAGTTCAGTACCTTCAATCCAATTAGTTACAGGTAAAAAGGATAGTGTACTTACTGGTGTCCAGAATCCTTCGCTCCTTTCTCCTCTAAACGCCTGTGTTTTAACACGAAGGTTGTTACCAAAGTACGTAAGTAAGTTGGGATTAGCGTTAGCATAATCGTTACCAAGACAAGTATCAGTAGGAAAATAAATACCAAGATCTCCATCTTTAACCTCCAGTCCAATGACTACCTGATATCCACATGCAGTACCTAGTTGTACTCGGTCAGCATTGGGATGTTTACGAATATGGTGAATAGAACAAATAACTGCTTTGTTATTCATAGTTACCGTCTCCGAGCACTCTTCTTAAATCTCCTGATAGACTTGGTTGCTTTACCATTACAAGTATGAAGTGGAAATGGATTCTTCTTAGGATCTTTTGCCCACTCGTCTCGCGCTAATTTGTTGTTCTTATTTCTATCAAGTGAACCAGAAGCTCTATCTCGTGCAGTCTTACCTGGATGACGTACTTTATCTTCTTCGTATTGCATTATATTAAATACCCATATGTCGTAATTGAATCCAACCTCTAAAGTTTCCAGACCAAAGATAAAAGTCTCTGTCGCAGTGAGTGATTCCTGTTACCATTCTCCAGTTACTAAACACACTATCATGTGATAGATATCCATATCCAGTGTCACCCTTTACTGAGTCCATAGCTGCAGCCACATGTTCTAGAGGACTTAGATGTTGGTCTCTTACCAGCCGTTTATACAAAGCTAAGTCTTTACTAAGAACTGGATCGGTCTGATCATGATTCTTATATGATACTCTAGCACATCGTGCTGCACTAATTCTCATTAATAATGGTTCATCGTGTACAAAGCGTTCTTCCTGAGTTACATATGGAAGATGTGTGTATCTAGATATGGGAGTATTTGCATTGTACTGCTCTTGCATCATCTTGGCAAGTAGCTGTATCTCAGGTTGAGCATTGTCAGCAGTACGTAGATGAAAAAAGTTATCCCACTCAGTAGCAGTTACTACTACATCTACCCACTGGTAGGGCTCCAGTACACGATTACATAGTTGCTTGTGTAATCCTAAAGAACTGAGTTGAGAGGCAGTCTGTGTTGCAAAGTACATACCATCTAGCCAGTATGACATACCCAACTCTACTAGTTCTCCATCAAGTTCTTCTGTAGCTACCATTCCTGGTTGATTAAGTCCCCAGTGTACAGGAATAGTCGGTTCATTCTTTACTGTTTCAATTTGTTTCGTTGTAGGTATCGCTCTATTACTAGCAACAGACCTACTAAACATACGATGAGTGTTAAATTCAGGAAGAATAAATCTATGAAACTTAAGTTGCATAGTAGTAATTCTAATGTCATTATAAATACTATCCTCTACAATCTTTACTTGTGTCATGTCACCAGTCCCATATCGTGTACTGCGTCACTACATTACCGTGTTCATCAAGTACTGCCTTAGATTCATCGTATACTACCAAGCAACAAGGGAATGGATATCCAGAGGATGCTCCTACAAACTTAACTCGTCTAGGAAACATACGTACTTCATGTGCCTGTCCATGTACGAATTGTGTAAACCAATTAGCACTCGGGTCTAAACGTACTAGTGCAACTACTGCTTTAGCATTACCATTCTTAAATTCATTTAGAGCTTTACGCATAAAGGCGTTGATGTTACCACGACTATAGGGAGGATTCAACCATACAGTACCTATCCAATCTTGTACTAAGGAATTATTTAATTCATTATAAAAGTTACTAAGTTTATTATTCCATGCAGTAGCTGCGGCATCTAAAGTAAAACCATACTCATTATTAATAGCATCAAATAAATCTTCAGGGGTTTCCCACTGGTCACTAGGATTGGTCAGATTCGTAGTCGTCTTCATATATTAGTACCGCTGGAGTGTATTCATGATTAGATGCTGTATATATCGTATATATCTTGTGCATAAGTAGGCCAATTAAATAGGATCGTAATGAATCTATAGTTAACTTTATTACTCCTGTTTTATCTAACGTGTACTTTACTGCAATTGTCATAGGCTGACCTTGATAAGATAGTAAAGAAGTAGTTAATGTGTACGTATCATATGTGATGCCATCAATTTTCTGAAAGTTTATACTGCGTAAGATTTCTTTTAGTAGTAGTTCTGGGGATTTTTTAACTGCTTTACTGTACACGCCACGGCTGAATCTCTCTTTGTACTGCGGGTCTTTATAGTCTAGTACGATACGACGTATCATAACACTTAAACAGTCTTCATAAATTCTTTTGTCTTCTATACTAGACACTACTATATTACCAGTTCTATATATTTCCCCAAGGTACGGATAATTACCTCCGTCAGCACCAAGGATATTACAAGATACTGTATATACCATTGCATTAATATAGGGATTATATAATACCGTCAGCTTTGTTACGGTATTAGTAATTTCTTTGATTACTTCTTCGGGAGTTTTCCGAATGAGCTCCATGCGTAAGTCTCCAGTACGTCACCAAATCGGTTAAACCATCCTGCTGCAAACACTAGTTGAGTGTGCTGGTTCTTAAGAATATTCCCATAAAACTTAGCACGCTCTGCTAGCATCAAAGTAGTAATTAGATCTGATGGATACTTATTAGCTGCAGTAAGTGTCTTGGGTCCAATAACCCCATCAACAGTTAGATGTTCTCCTAATGCATTTAGTGCGTACTGTAGAAATTTAGTTGCCGTTCCAATACCATGATTAATACCTGCGTCAATGATCGCTTCTTGCATAGCTATTGAAGGTAGCACATCAAATGCAGGAGAATCAATGTACAGTGCAAGATAAATATCTCTAGCTTCTGTTTCAGTTAGATTCTTTATATCTTCAATAGTAGGAGTAGCAGTTCGGTTATACTTATAGGTCCAGTAATGCATAAGAGTTGAAGTAGTAATTCCATACTTAGTAGGACCACCCTTATCTGCAGGGTGGTTTACAAAACCACCTTCTCGTTCAATAATATCATTAAGAATTTTATCAATATGATTTGTCATATAATTACCAATGATGCACTACATTAACAATTAGTATTAAATTAGTTATAGCACCAAGTGCTATGAATATCCATTCATGTTTCATGTGGTCCTCCTATCAGGAGTTGAACCTGAATCGCTCGCTTATAAGGCAAGTGCTCTACCATTGAGCTATAGGAGATCATGTTTATAGGAGGGGCGAGAAGGGAAGTCCGCCCTTCTCAGCTTTAGCAGCCTTACTAGTAGTGCTACCGTTTTGCTTACGAGTGCCAGCAACCTGCTCGTAAGTCACAGAACACCCCGCCCCATGTCGATAAAAGTATAACACATCCGTTACGTTCCACAAATTAACTGGAACAGTTAATAATTCAGGCCATGCTATACGTGACAATATAAATCCATTCCATGTAAGTAAAGTTCATAACTCACATGCTCCAGCACTACAACTTAGTTCAGGTTGGACACTCGTTGTATCTTCTGATTCAAATTCACTAAGTCTTGTCCAATCGATCTCACTAGGCATCTGTGATAGAGCCTTAAGATAATCTTCCTCAGTACACTCTTGGTAGGGAGCTTGTTGGTATGTGTGCCCACTATGTGGAAGAAACGACACCCCACTGAGAATATCAAAGTTCTTATAACACCACGCACCGACCTCCAACCATTCGTCTTCTTTAACATACACGGTCACGCTAGGTTTATGTTCACACCAATGCTCTGCATATACCTTCCATAATTCTAATTGTTCAATTGCTGTTCTATCTTTTACTAGAACAGACCCATCTGGAGATTTAATTGGGAAACTAAATACAGCAGTACTTTCTGGATGTAGTACTTCGTCCTCTACTGGAAATCCTGCGCTCTTCATGTAGTGGTAGAGTGGGTCTTTCTTATCCACCCGAACTGTACGAATATAATATTGGCTAAACCGAGGATGAATACCACTGCTAGAATTAACAAGCTGACTAACAGTACCACTGGGCTTAACACAAGTAATAGCAGCAGATACATTAATACCGAGCTTGCCAGCCCAATCTTCGTTAATAGTTCTTGCATACTTCTTAAGGTCTGTCAATAAATGGGGTAATCCATATGCACTACCTAACGGTATCTCTGATATATCAATACCAAAGTTCTCAGCTAGGTCACGGGAGAATTGGAACTGGTCATCACTCAGTATGTAATGGTCCATGATGCCTGTCAAGCTAACACCCAGTAACCGCTCCTCCTCCATGTTCTTCTTCCAGATAGGACGTACATATCTAATGTTAGTAAGAGTAGATTGGAGTGTACCAAAGATAGTAGCAATCTTGATCTTACGCTTTAGAGTTGTGAAGTTATCTTCAGTACGAATTACTACCTCACTAAGATTACAACACTCTGCTGGCCGTAGAAGGATTTCAGAACAGGGATTACATCCCCACTCATGGTTAGGATCACGCCAAGGTACGTTCTTCTTCAAGTGCTTCTTCGCTGCATCCCGTGAGAACACGCCACGCTCACCACTCTTACTATCGTACAGAGCAAGCCACTCACGAATAAAGATACCAATGTCAGGCTTCTCTGTGTAGCATACAGAGTTGTTAGCAAGAGCACGGTGTGGATTCTCTACCCACCAGGAGCCAGACTTAGCATGACGCATTCTTTCATCAGTCAAGTTACTAAGACTAATTAATGCGCTACGTCGTACTCCACCTACTACTACGATGTCTGCAATTTTACAGAATAGGTCGTGTACTTCAACACTGGTAAGTTTACGTCCTTGTGCCTTAGCAAATACACCTACAGTAAATCGGAATAGATCGTCAAGTGGTTTCGGCCCAGAGGCCCTTCCTCCAAACGTTTTAAGTCGCGCTCCTGCGGGGCGAATCTTAGACATGTCCCACTTTGGGACTTGACCAGCGTACAGTAAGCTAACAAGCTCTCGGTAGGCTGCAGCCCAACCGATTTTAGAATCTTTGACGTTAATAACTGTGTCTGTGTCATTTTGCTTAGGAACCTCTGGTAGTTGGTTAATGAACTGGCGTTCAACACTGTACCCTAGACCAGTACCACACATAAGTACGTACACAGCTTCGTCAAACGCCTTTGGTGTATCAGCAGCGATGTACGCACAGTTGTATCCAGCTAGGTTATCACGGTCTAAAGCCTCTCCTGCAGTCATCAGAGCCCGCATAGAGGGCATTACCTCTAGGTTCAGGATAGCTTGCTCTGCCTCATGCCAATCGTCTAGCTCTGCCAGCCAGGGATATTTATCTTCCCAGAACTGGCAGTACCTACGCACAGTCTCGTGCCAGTACTCACGACGCTTCTCACTATCAAGCCATCGTGCGTAACGAGACTTGTAAATGTACTTTTGGAAATCAGTTGGTAAATCAGGTAGAGACATAGTTATTCCTTATTAACACGAATATGCTTTAGTTCATCGAACTCATTAAAATCGTCTACATGCTGTAGCTCACCGAACATCTCTTCAATTGTAGGTTGACGCAGGATTAAATTAGTTTTGTCATTAGCTCTACCTTCTGCGTAGGTAATAATCTTCTCAGCAATGTGTCCTACGTGTTTGCTTGCATCGTGACTAATGTAAGGGCGTACTCCTTTTAGCTCGTACATCTTGTCAAAGAAGAACGCATCTTCACCATACCGCTCATCCATACGGAACATGGGGTATGGTAAATCTTCTAGTATCTTTGTTTGCATCAAACAGAGTCCAAGACCAATGAAGTCTACTTGAACTAATCCAGTAGTTAATAGGGTAGTAGCTACTCGGTCTCCACGGTCACGGTGACGACCAGTAAAGTAGTGAGGAAACCCACGAGTAGGATAGTTACAACCTACAATCTCACAGCCCTTCTTTACTGCAGTGTATAGGTGGTCGAATGCTTTGGGAGGAAACAGCATATCATCATCTACCCACAACGTATAGTCTGCTTGTGAAGCAAGCGACTCAGCGATAATCTCCCAACGGTTACTTGATAACATAGAAGTATTATAGAACTTATGGATTACTGCAAAGTTCTTCTTAAGAAGATACTTCTGTAACTGTAATACACTATCAATACACTGAAGTTTTGGTTGTCCTGCAGTAGGGATACCAATAAAGATCTTATCCTTAGATAAATCTTCTTCATCCCATAGTTTACATAGTTGTTCTGGAGTGATGTCTGGATTATACATAATTAGATAGCCTGTAATTTAATGTACATGTGTTCCCCAATAGAGCGACTAATTACTAACTTCCAAGTCTTCTCTAAAAACTTAAACACACTCGGTGGTAATACTCTAGTAATACCTGGGTCTGCCCATGCAGCAGGTTTATTAATCTCTGGCACTATAATGTGCAGAATACCATTAGGCTTAATAATCCTATGGTATTCATCAAATTCCTCGTAGAAGAACGTAGTGTTTCCTTGTGATGCTAGATACTCTAGAATATTGTAAGCATAAATCTCATCAAAAGTGTTATCTTCAAAGGGTAACGGATGATTATTAAGATCCCATACTACATCTACTCCTTCGTCTGGACTGATATCAAGATATGTAGGATTCTTAAATTTAGTATCTGCATCAAGACAGGCTCGCTTATTAGTAAGTCTTAGTCTACTACCACCCAAGACTAGTTCTTTAAAGTCACTCATCGGTTATCTCCACTACCTTGCAACTTACTACGATTCTGTCTGTCTACTAACTTATCTCGATTCCTAATAAGTACTTTAGGAAGATCAAGATCAAAACAATTAGCAAGCTGAGATATATACCATAGTACATCACCAATTTCTAGCTCTAGCTTATCTTTATCTAGAGTCGAATCACGGTACCACTTCTTGATTATCTCTGCTACCTCCCCTGCTTCACCGTTAAGGCCAAGCCCTAGGTACATAGCTTCTAGTTTGGACTTGGTACCGGCATTTTTATAGATTGCAGTTGATGGAGTAAACTGTTGGTAGGTATCAATATTCATTACTATTATACTCTTTCCCAAAGATCTTTATCTACATGAAGTTCTAATAAGACATCAGTAATAAGTTGTTTTATCTTATCGTGTCTAGTTTCAATCCAATGAAACTGAATTTCAGAATGTTGCTTCGTCTTCATAAGACATTATGAGGTTTCCGTTTATCGTTCATGATTTCATCCATAGCCTTATCAATGTGGTACTCATCTTCTGCAGTAATGTAGTACACACTACGTAGGAATCGTATTAGTTCAAGAACTACCGTAGGCCAATCAGCATCACCACTAATTGTTTTAGAATGAAACTCGTCTAGTATGTAATCCTGGGCGCCACCCTTATCGGGTAAATCTTCTGCGACTAGACTATAAGAGATCTTAAAAGATGCTACGCTACTCATTTGTTTGCTCCTTCATGAATATCAATTAACTGTCGTAGGTAATCTTGTGCTTTATATAAATCACCAAGACCACCTTTATGTTGCCATCTACTTACGTACTTAATTACATTACCTTCATGCCATCCCAAGTTATTAGAAGTAATGTACTCAGTTGGAGTAATTTTTAAATGGGTGTATGCACTATTATCTGCTAAGTTGCTAGTTTGTAGTACTCGATTTACTGACATGTTTGAAATCTTCGTATCCACACCAATTGTTAGCAAGACCACACTTTTCTAAGAATCGCATGTTACCTTGCATATTCCATAATTGTACCGTAGTACAATACAATGATCCATCTTCAAGATACGTACAATCTGTGTATGATTTATCAGGTACTACGTAATTGTTTGTAGGTAACTCCTGCGTGTAAGCTGGGCAACAAGTCCAGTAGTACAGAATAGTAAGCCCTAATACTAACCATAGTACAGGAGTAATTATACAGCTCCATAAATTCTTATCAATACAATACGTATTACGTAGATGATTCATCAATGTCTTCATCCTTATCTTCAATAGTCTTTCGTCGAAGCAATTCATCTTGCCATTTAATCAACGATACTTTAACAGCATCAGCTAGTTTATTCAGTGCATCAGTACTATTTACAGTAATAGTACGATAACCATCATTAATTACAATATAAGGATAGTCATCATACTTATCGTAATGTGGAATAGTAATACGATATGCATCGTATTCTGCTTCACCAGTACGGTTATCTACTACACACATAAACTTTTCAGATGTATCAATCATTTTAATACTCACCGCGGGTCTCCAATTACTTCTCCATCAAGGATTACGTGGTTATCAGTTTCAATTACATAGCACCGCTTCTTACGACTCCAATATATCTTACTAGAACCATATAGTCTACACTGGTTTCCTGCTCTTCGCAGTTCAAGACTGGGATACTCAACTACAATGTTCTTGTCAAGAGTGATGCATTTCGTCGGACTCTTCATTGGACTCTTCATTTAGTATACTCTTTAAGTGTTGTTTCCACTGCCTAATCTTTTTCTTAGGCGATTTGTTTAATACTCTGGGTTTATATTTGTCTGCGTTTAATTCTTTAAATAGAATATTTCGTTCAATATCCGCTGTAGTCCACTTCCGAGTCATCTCCAAATTCCTGTACTGGTTCTTCTTCTAAGTACTCAAAGCGGTCTAATCGCATAGAAAGAATATCAGAGAATCTTTCTACTAACATTTCAGTACTAATATCTAATGCGTCACACACTTCATCAGGGTCACACGTTTGTATAATTAATCGTTTGATTGTGCTAAGTGATGCCATCTGCTCTTGTTCTCCTTCATAAACTCATCTAGCGTTACTCCTTCGTAACGTCTGCATAGATAATCAAGACTTACTGTCATGACATCGTACTCTCCGTCGTGTACTTCATGCTTGACTACAACCCCTCTCCAATATTTAGTACCTTGAGGAGATAAGTAGTCTTCTTCATGCATATAACAAGAGCCTGCAATCAATCCGTGGTAGCGCCTATTATGCGTTTGATAAATGTAATAGTCAAGTCCCTGCATATGTCCTGATGTACAAGACTGCATCTCCCGCTGTACCTGTGCCTTAGCATTAGGTGCTCCTCGTTTGTTCTGCATTACTTTGCCGTTAGGTCCACGCGGAAAGAAGTGACTATAGTTTATACCATCTATTTCTACAATGTCAAGATAGGGAACTACATTCCATCCATAATCTTCGTAACGCAAGTCGTTAGTACTAATGATACCATCCAGTCTAACAGGGTCTGCGTTGATAGCACGTTCAATTCTGTGTTCATGATTTCCTAGTAACAAATGTAGCTTAGGCTTGTATCGCTTCTTCTTCTGCACAATCTGGCTATGGTTGTAATCGTGCAATGGCTGCATCAGTACCTTCATTGCATAGTTGGCAGCAGCGATATCTTCTACGTATCTACGAGAATGGAACTCTTTCTTAGTACCTACATCGTAGGAGTTAAGACTGTGCATATCAGCAAAGTCACCCAGATTTACGATTACGTCGGGTTGTTTTTCTACGATGTACTGGCCTATCCAGTTTAGGTGGTCGAGTGGTACGCCTGGTTTTACTTGGCAGTCCGGTATGATCAGATGCTTATGGTAATCAACTGTTGACATATTCAATAGCTTTCCGTAAAAATTCAGGATTATCTTTAAACATTCCTAATCCCATATTACAAGTTCTGCAAAGCACTCCTCTAATGGATAAGTTTGTATGACAGTGATCAATGTTTGGAGGATTATCTGAAGTACCTTCATTACCACAACTTTTACAACAATTATTTTGTGTAATAATTAAGTTATCATATTCTTCTGGTGATAAGTTGTATTTGGATTTTAATATAAAAACACGTTTATTAGCACGCCGTCGTTCTTTATTTTTGTCTCTGTATATTTTTTCATAGGCACTAATTTTTGCTATATTGAGTTGTCGCCATTCCTTTTTATAGGCGAGAACTCTTTCTTTATTAGTTATTCTCCATTGTTTTTTATAAGCACGGCGTTGTTCTTGTCTGTCTTTTAAAATCTGCTCGTCACTTTTTTCTGGATTTTCGGATGCCATGTTGTTTGTTTGATGCACGTTTTACTTGTGTAGTATTTAAATTAGGGGCTCTATAGATTCTATAGAACTCTTCTTTAGTTTTACACTTCTTAAAGGTAGGTAAGTCTTCAACAACTATTACTGGAATGTTATGTTTCAAACACCACCTAGTAATTTCAAAACAGGCTTTGCATATCCAATTAGTAATGACGAAGACGAGAAGTTTACCATCGGCGTGTATCGCATCCCGTACATGGGGATATCTACCACTATCTCCTGGTCTGAATCGTCCTTTGACTTCAAAGACCAACTCTCCTCTAGTAAAATCGGGTCGATATCGTCGGGGCCAAACATATAAGAAACTTCCACTTTCGTAACTCCATAGTTTACCAAGGAGTTCGGATGCGTGAGCTTCCAGCCCACTTTTAAAATTACCCAAGTAACTTAACTCGGTCGGTCAAGGGCTTTAACATGTACAGATATCGGAGAGATTCTAGTGGAAATAGAGCAACACTCTCTGTATCTTCTCCACCTTTTGTCTTAACAATAAAGCTAATGAACATGGGCTCTTCACTAGGTACGAAGATAAGAAAGTCACACTCAATCCTGAACCTAGAACCATCTTCTAGCTGTACATGATACTCACAAGATGAGCTATTGTTTACTACCTTTAATTCGGGGGTTGCCATAGTATACCTTCTTCTCGTTGAATCCACAATAAGTTTGCAGTAGTGTATACGATATTTAGTATTGCTTCAATAGACCTCTCTCTATATTGATGTTTATATTTACTAAGAACTACATCGTACATCTGAGATTCACTATAATGAATTGGCAGTATCTTATCTGCAGTTACTGGACCAATACCTTTAATACCCTTGATGTTATCAGTAGGATCTCCTATTAGTAGTTGTTTATAGAAATTACGTAGTGCAGTACGATCATCTACTTCATACACTACATCCTTTCTCCAGTTGTAGTGTAAACCAGGAATCATATCAAGGTCTTTATCTACTGTACAGATAATAGTAGGAGTAGAGTTCTCAGTATTGAGGTGATCCCACTGTCTGATACCCATAGCATCATCTGCTTCTTTACCAGTAATTAACTTAGCTCCGTGCGTATCTGTTAGGTAGTTACGTACAGCACCGTAGTGTACTGGTCTCTCTTGTTCTTTACGGTTAGCTTTATATGTTGTGTCCAGCTTGTACCTGTAGTTGCTCTCTACTCCAGACTCGGTAATGTAGACAATATACTCAGTAGATTTAGTTCTATCCAGAATCTTAGTAATAAGTTCTTTAGCGTTACTTAGTGCATGACTCTCAGGAGATAGGATTACTTCTTCACTGATAGGAAAGTCAACGTCAATTTCACTAGCAGCCTTTTCAGCCTTTCGTTTAGAATCGTACACAGTACATCCGATACTGTAGTACTTCTTCTGAGCAGCAAAGCTAGAAGAATAAGTAACGACATCTCCATCAATTAGTGCAATCATGCTTAGTACACCGCTTACCGTTAAAGCTAAACGTCATAGGACCAGAGATATCGTACCCACCTATAGAACAGACACCCAAATCAAAGGATGTATCAGGTATCTTCTTCCAGTTCCTACATGTTTCACACGTAGGTCGTAGGTCTGGTTTAGGATTAAGGTCTCGTCCCTTCATTTATAGGTAGCCACTCAAATAATCCAGACTGGGGGTTGTACTGCCCGCAGTGATGGGCTATAACTGACTTCTGAAATCTCGCTTGTTCATAGGTAAGCACAGTTGTAAATGAAAAGATAATAGAAAAGATAATAGCTGCTAGTAAACTAATTGCTACTAATATATAAGTATTCATTTCGTCTTTCTCGCCGCATTGATTGCGAAGCTGATGCATCAGCTTCTCTCCTCCCCGTCCAATTCCCGTTGGATGCGGTCTTGGGCAATTTTGAAATACCCCTCATCCAATTCCATACCAATAAAAACCGCCCGTTGCGCAAACCGATTTCTTTTGATTTTGGTGGATTTTCATAGAAAGAAAGACCCCATA